GTATCTTAGGAGCATCGACTGTACCACCTGTATGTCCGTGTCCTGATGCTGCATTAAACGCAGCTAGTAGTTGGTTGAATTCCGCATTGATTGGCGGCGCTGTAATACTAGAACCATTTATAATACTAGCAGTTGATTGCCGAGTGTAACCTGCCATTTTTTATCTTCTCCCTGCCGCACTGAACTCAAAGACTAAGCCTTGAATTGAGAATGGTTCTGATTGTCCGTCTGTCACAAAAGTAGCTCGAACTGAAAAGCCCGAACCTTGAATATCCGATGTCATGATCGGTTTGGATGCACCGCCGTAAGTCACGTTTGCTCCACTATAAGTAATGTTACGCCCAGCGTAGATCGTAGGCGCACCAGCAGATGTCTGCGTATATGTAGAAGGTACTGATGTATTGTAGTCGCCCCAATCATAATCAATAGCGAGGTTCATCTCGAATGGGCCTTCTGCACGTATAAATGTATTTAGCTTTCGAATAACTTTTCGTTGTTCTGTCTCACCGAAATCTAGATAAGGTGTAGCGTAAACAGATATAATATTAGAGCCGTTAAAACTCGTTCCATTTTCTTGGCGATAGACTTTACCATCATGATCTCCGTGTAAGATAAGTTCGTCTGTGCCTACATAATCAGACGTTGCACAGCTTGCTCGTATGCCTAGTAGCTCACCAAATTCCCACTCAATTGAACCTGATGTATCTGTTAGTCCCCCAATGATACCGATAGCATCTGTAGCAGCTACAACAGTCCCACTATTGGTTGTGGTAACAAAGTACCGTACCTGTGACTTAGAACGTATAACAACGCCTGTTAAAGCGTCCATGTCTTCGTTCTTAATAAGATCAACAAGTGTAGATTGTATTGGCTTAGATAAAGTTTCTAGCTCGATATCGCCAACTCTAGATGTACCCGCAACAGGTCTAAAACCATCAGGAGACAGGAACATTAAGTCTCCACCGATCTCTAGTACGCTATCTCTAGCCACGCAGCCGATGTTACTTGTTACGTTCTCTAATGCAAAAGCATTTGATGCACTAACTGTAATCTTCTTGATATTCTTATTACCAAATACAAATAGGTTATCACGGAATGGTTTGATCTGTACGACATCAAAGCCAGCCGCTATCTGTCCACCCCCTGCTGCAACTGTCCAGGTATACGGATCGTTTGGTGCAGAGTGTGCTATAGCCGCCCTACTAGCTTCATGACCACCTAAGAACAAATGGTTTTCAAACACGTCTACTAGCGCAGGAGCATTTAATGCCTGATCGCCACCTGCTGTATTGTTCGATGCATGATAACCCCCAGCGTGAGATGACTTTATCTCTTTCCAATTTGTACCATTAAATATAATTGCTTCATTAACACCGTCTACAAAGCATATCTTATTACCAGTACCAAAGTTAAACTGTTGGTGTCGTAGTCTGTTAACAGTTAGACCGTTTGCGGTCATAGACCGTGTAACACCATGATCTAAGGTAAACTTACGCCAACCTATAAAAGCAGTATAATAGTAGAAGCTGTAAGTACTAGCACCTGCGTCTTGTCGAGCGGCTATGATAGTTGTGCTGTTGGTAACGTCATTCTTAAAGATGGCAATACCAAGTACTTTACCTTGACCTGTAGATGAACCTTCTACCGTTACTTCACCATAATCAGGGTCATATTCATTATACCCCTCTACACGACGATAGCCGCCAAATAATGACGGCTCAAAGTTCAACATACGTGTAGCTGCGCCTGGACTGTTATCCGATAAATCTAAATGATTTTCATTGGAATTCAGACCACCTGCACATACAAGTTTGAAGGACTGTATTTGATCTGGCATTAATACTTAACCCGTGTATCACGAATGTATTCGTAATTATTAATGTATAAAGTTTGTAAGTCTTTGATACCTTTTTCAAAGGCCATGAACGAAGCCTGAGAAGATTCAAGATTATCTTTAAACATATAGAGATGATATAAAGCACCATCTACTAAGACAGTATCATAGCTATCAGGAATCCTAGTAACATCATCTGCTGCTGAGATATCAGAGTAGTTCTGGTAGTATCTGAATTTAAGTGTGTATGCTTTATCAGGCGATGGGCTTACACCATAACCATTACCATGAGAAGGGAATACAAAGCGTGGAACACTGATACCATCAGTACCTGATGAATAATCATTGTCTCTGTGGTTCTTATACCACTCGTCACGTTCTATGTATTTTAGCGTAGTGTAACTTACACCTAGTGCTGTATCTTCTTGGATTTGAAAGCTGTTCCAATCAGCTATTTTATAAAAAGAAGGCCATGAATATTCTTCCTGACCCACAACCAATGTATCTGTTTCTTCAGCAGCATTAAAAGGCCACTCGAACTCAGCTTGGTTTATCTTAGCAACCGCTGCTTTCACTGCATCCTTAACCAATGCTTGAACGCCAGTAACAGAATCAAAAGCACCTTCCGCAACTTCAACTTCGTTTAGTCGGCGTAGTACTTGATTACATAAACTTATATAGGTGCTAGGCATATTGTACCTTTGTTATTTTAAATGTTGACATCTATTGTGCCACGCAGTAAGTTTGATCTTACACAAAGTATTGGGGCAAGTGTTTAAGCTCGCCCCAACAAATTTTAAGCTGCGTTATACTTCGCAGTAACCAACGCTTCTGGGCGTAGGATTTTTCTACCGTAGAGGTGCATACCCCTAACGATGTCCGCAAAGCTGTCTGGATCACGGTATGTTTCCGTTTTGTTGATCTGTTCTGCTGTTGCCACCGCTGAATCATGACCAGCTACTATAACACCGAAATGGGCGTTTTGGTTAGCTGCACCAGATGTTCCTGGGCCAGTACCAACTGCTGGTAGGTTTGATGATGTATATACACGGAAGCCGTGGAAGTTATTTAACACCAATCCATTACGAAGCGCACCTGAATCACCGTAATCGGCATTCAAGAAGCGTGAATCTTCGTCAGCTAGTAGTTCCATAAAT